TCATGGGTGGGACTGTAACGGTTCCATTATGTGCGGAATGTCATGGCAAAATACACAATTTAAATTTTAGAGATCACAGTATTTTAGTTAAAAAGGGTCTTAAAAAGGCTAAAAAAGAAGGTAAGATATTAGGACGACCTAGCGGAAGTGTAGTGGAAGCGAAAGATCTTATATTAAAACACCCAGATGTTGCAATGTTGTTAATGGATAAAGTGTCAATAAGAAAATCGGCAAAAATTTCAGGAAAAAGCGCGTCTACAGTGCAGCGAGTTAAGAAACAACTAGAATCTATAAATTTTAAATTTTATGAATAAACAATGGTATTGGTTAAATGAGGATTCAAGAAAATTTCTTGAGAGGGGTTATTTAGCAGAAGGGGAGAGTGCAGAAAACAGAATCACACAAATAGCAAATGCTGCTCAGCGTTATCTGGGTTTTGATGGGTTTGCAGAAAAGTTCATCAACTATATGTCCAGAGGGTTCTACTCATTGAGCAGTCCAATCTGGAGTAACTTTGGTAGAACAAGAGGCTTGCCTATCAGTTGTTTCGGAAGTTATATTCCAGATACAATGACAGGCATCCTTGGCAAGCTGTCTGAAGTTGGTATAATGACCAAGTGTGGAGGAGGGACCAGTGGGTTCTTCGGAGATCTCAGAGGAAGAGGCTCAGAGATCTCATCAGGAGGCGCTTCAACAGGCTCTGTGCATTTTATGGAGCTATATGACAAGCTCATGAATGTCGTGTCTCAGGGCAATGTTAGAAGAGGATCATTCGCTGCATATTTGCCGATTGATCATCCAGATATTGAAGAGTTTCTAAAAATCAGAGGAGAAGGAAATTCAATTCAGGAAATGTCAATCGGTGTTTGTGTGTCTGATGAGTGGATGAAAAAGATGATCGACGGTGATAAAGTCGCTCGTAAGATCTGGGGTCTTGTAATCAAGAAGAGATTTGAAAGTGGATATCCTTATATTTTCTTTTCAGACACCGCTAATAAATCGGCTCCTCAAGTCTATAAAGACAAGGGATTGAAAATTCACAATAGTAATCTATGCAGCGAGATCTTCCTGAGTAATTCAGATGATGAATCTTTCGTGTGTGATTTGTCTTCATTGAATTTGGAAACATATGATGAATGGAAAGATACAGACGCTGTAGAAATTCTTGTATACTTTCTAGATGCTGTGATGAGCGAATTCATTGACAAAACTGAAGGATTACAATTCATGGAAGCTCCTAGAAAGTTTGCGATCAATCAAAGAGCGATTGGAATTGGAGTTCTTGGGTGGCACTCATTACTACAGTCTAAACTTATTTCTTTTGAATCAATGGAAGCTAAAATGCTGAACATTGAAATTTTCAAACGCATCAGAACATTGTGTGATCTAGCAAGTGGCAATCTAGCTGCATTATTAGGCGAGCCTCCTCTATTAAAAGGATACGGAAGACGCAATACCACAACAATGGCGATTGCTCCCACAACAAGTAGTTCATTTATATTGGGGCAAGTATCACCAAGCATCGAGCCTTTGAATAGTAATTATTTCACCAAGGATTTGGCGAAGGGTAAGTTTACATTCAAGAATCCATACCTAATTAAACTATTGGAATCAAAAGATATCAATAACGCGGCAATTTGGAAAAGCATTCTTGTGAAAGGTGGTAGTGTTCAACATCTATCTGAATTGACAGATGAGGAAAAGGATGTCTTCAAGACCTTTGGTGAGATTTCTCAAAAGGAAATTATCATTCAAGCCGCTCAAAGACAGAAGTGGATTGATCAGGGACAATCATTGAATCTGATGATTCCTCCAAATACCAAACCAAAAGATGTAAATGAACTTATGATTTTTGCTTGGGAAAATGGTATAAAGAGTTTATACTATCAACGTTCAAGTAATCCAGCGCAAGAATTAGCCAGATCTATTCTTGATTGCAAGACATGCGAAGCTTAACTATTGAAAATATGAAAAAATGGATATATAAAGCAAACAACGAAATGGAAGATCCCAATCAAGGGGGTGGGGTTCCAATATTTCTAAACATGGGACCAAGTAACAATGAACAATGGACGCTGGGTGGTATCAAAGCTATAGAAAATAAAATTCTATTTTATTCAGATATCGATAGCTCATCCATTGTAGAGCTTAACAAACTGCTCATCGAAGTTGATATTAAATTGCAAAATACCAAAAATACATTGGGAGATGATTATAATCCAGTGTGTCATTTGCATATTAACTCAAATGGTGGTGAAATTTTCTCCGCATTTGCCGCTGTGGACACCATTAGACAAATGAAATCCAAAGTGTACACTTATGTCGAAGGTGCTGTTGCAAGTGCTGGAACATTGCTTACATTAGCTGGTGATAAAAGATATATGGGGAAATATTCCCATTTGCTTATTCATCAGTTGAGTGGAGGAATGTATGGAAAATTCAATGAGATGGAAGACGAGATTTATAATTGCACTGCTCTTATGAAGCTTCTAAAAGCCTTCTATAAGGAAAAGACCAAGATGCCGATGAAGAAGTTGGAAGAGATTCTAACCAAAGATATCTGGTTATCTGCGGATGAATGTCTGCAATATGGTATTGTTGATCAGATTATTTAAGATAATTTAAATATCGGTTTTCTTTCATGCCGCTGCGCTATAGATGGGGATATCGTTCCATGTGAATTGATATCCTCATCTTGTGCAAACTTACGAACATCCGAGTTACTCTCACACAAACGAAGAGGAAGATTTTTAAAGTGGTGACTGTGTGGATATGTGATAATTAAGTTATCAGCATTCAATGCATAAACGGTTTCCCATGCTCCATCAACTAAAACTTCTCCAATTGGAATAGTTCTATTTTGAGTCGCGTTGAACCGACCCAATACGACAGTATCTTCCGTTTGTTGAATCTCAACAGGAGCAGTTATGTGTTGAATATATGTTTCTCCTTCGGTATAGGTGCCTCCTCCAAACACTGCATTGTTCTTCACACCAAATGCACTCTCTACAAAAACTTGTCGGTTTGTTCGTAGTGTTATGGTTTTTAAGCTGGAAAGTTCTATAATATTCTCACTGAGAAGATGCACACCGTGTGTAGCGCTTATATTACATTTTTTAAATCCCGCTTTAAAACTTGTACCTCCCAATTCAATTGGTCCTGTAGTTTTTAAATTATATCCTCCTGAACCTATTGTCAGGCTTCGTTTATTACCAACGACAATATCACTATCTCCACCGGGGAATGTAGCTGAGTTATCTATGTCTTCTACAACTGGAAAATAATCGTGATTTTTAAATGCACCTAGGTCACTGACAATAACTTCGAATGGGTGACTTCTGCCTTTTGGATCTACTCGAATAGATGGGTAGTCATTGAAGGTAGCTCCAATTGTTTCAAGTTTATTTCTCTTGATAAAATTGATATCATCTCCTCCATTACCCATTTTTTGTTCAATGGGTGATAATGTATCTTGAAGATCAACAATATCGTCTGCTAGTTTATCAGTGGTTGGGTTTGATTCCCATTGTCCGTTCTCTGTTGCTGCGCTTTTAGCGGCTCCAAATTCAATAACACCGGGTGCTTTTGAACCAGAAGCACCAGCGGCTTTTTCAATCGCTGCTTCTGTAAGCGTTCTTTCAAACGCGGGATTCGTAGATCTGTTTGGAACTGGGGTGTAATCGACAACCTGATCTGTGTCAAAATCTCTAATCGGAGTCGATACATATCCAGAAAATTTATTATCAACAGTTGTGATTTTGGATTTCAATACTGGGTTATCATCTCTCTCACCAGTTAATGGAGTGGAATCTCCATTTGGGTATCCATCACCTCCTCTGCTTATTTTAAACTGGCTATTTTTTACCGCAATCGGTTTATAGGTATCTCGCCATTGATTGTATGAATCAAGTTCGGTTTCGTCTATAAAGCCCTTCAAGCTGTATGTGTTTTGACCAACTCTTTCGGTTTTGTCTTTAACTACGAATTCGGAACTGTTATTTCCAACGGTTTCAAACAGATCTCGTACTATGTTTGTCTGCTTGTTGTTTGTCGCAAGCTCACTGGTTACAACATTGGTTAAATTGATATTGCTGCCACTTCTCTGAGATATATGAACCTTTTCACTGTCGGTGGAGTTGTCTATATCGATAGATCCTCCTCGTTGATTTATAACCGTTCTGTTTTTATATCTCATTGACATAGATACGAATATTTAAGACTCAACTCTCGAAATCAATAGGATATGTTGGGCTTAATTTCTTTTCATTATCAGTGTTATTGATCAGTGTCAGTTCTCTGTAATTTCTGGAAACCCCGAAATAAACAGGGAATTGTGTGTTGCCTTGCCAGAAAAATACCCACACATTCGCACCAACTTCAGGTATACCAAACAACCCCTTTGCTTTGTTGACATGTTTAGATGGCTTGTATGAGAAGCTGTATGGATTGCAATTCACTGCAAAGTTGACAGTTGGATCTCCAAATCCATCTCCTATAGCGGTTCCCGCGTTTTCAAATAAGAATGCTGGGGAGAATCCCCCGTCATCTAATGTAGGAGGAGCGTCATCAATCACTGACAATCCAGAGATATAGTTTGAATCTGATATGGATGATATTTTTTCATCCCTCACATATCTGCTAGATCCACTCTCACCAATCACAGGATAACAAGGTTCTGCCCAAGGAATCGTTTTACAGATAGCTTCGTATATGTCTGTGTCGATCCAATTATCTCCAATGTTGTTGATCCCCGGAACTTTTATTTTAAAGTTCTCATTATCAGCAAACCATTCCTCGAATGGTTGATTTGTGAGTTCTGGAATGTAAACCTTAATCCTGTTTAAACGAAGAGGATCGTTATTTTTAACAACGATCCCTTTGTAGAATGCCAATTCATCCCTGCGGAACTCTTGACCTGTTGATGAGCCTCTGGCAAACATTAACTATATTTAGATCAGAAGTATCCCAATAGGCGCAGTCTAAGTGATTCGGGGGTGGTGACTTCTTTAGTAGCAGATAGTGCAACTGCTGATAATGGAGTTGCAGCGTATGCTGATTGATAGGTGAACACGGTGTATACTCTATCAGAGCGCATCAATGCAAACACCGCGTTATTGTATGCGCTATTAATTCTAAATACAGAACCAAACACTGTTAGTGAACAGAGTGTAGATGTTAAAGAGGAAGTGGGAAGTGCATTAAATGCTAGTCCATCAAAAACTGATGATAGAGAAATGGTGTTGACTCCAGCGGCTGATAATACTGTGTGTGTAGGTGGTGGAGTTCCTACAGAAGCTGCTGATAGTACATTTGAAGTGAAGTTGAAAAGTGCCATGTTAGTATTTAGTCAAATGCTCTGAAAAATTGTATTTTAAGTACTCCAGATTCTTTACAAACGTATCCTCCTTCGCTAAATAAAAAAGTATGAAATATAAATTGTATATCACGATTAATAAATTGAACGGAAAATTGTATGCTGGTAAACGTTATTGGACACCCGGAACATCTTATATGGGTTCTGGTCTGGCATTAAAAAAAGCGATAGAAAAATATGGAAAAGAAAATTTCGAGGTGAGATGGTTTAAACTACACATCAACACACCGACAGATTTGGAACGATTAGAAATTAAACTTATTAGAAGGTTGAGGAAAAAATTTGGATATGACAAATGTTATAATATGGCGAGTGGGGGGAGAGGTGGTTGCTACAGAAGTGATGCTGATGAAAATAGAAAACAAGAAGTTGGAAAGTTGATAAGTCTCGGTAAGAAAGAACAATATAAAAATGGAGTTACTGGAAAGCAATTGGAGGGTAGAAGAAAAATGGCTCAAACCAAACGAGAGTTGTTTAAAAATGAAGAATATTATAAAAAATTCGTAGATGAAACTGTTTTAAAACAGAAAGAAGCAAGAAAGCAACGGAGATTAACGAAAGGGTTAACAGATAAAGAAAAAAATAGAGATACAAATCTTCATAAATACAGTTTGGTATTAGTTACTTATAAGTTAAAATATCCAGACGGAACTGAGATAATCGAAACAAATACTCTAAAAGATTTTCAAGAAAAATATACAACACAAGATATTGTATTTTCTCATATTAAAAAACATGGATTTATGAAATTTTTACAAAAGAAAAATATATCAAAACATGTGTTTCCAACTGGAACTGAAATTCATTATATATCAGAATGTCGATGGATCGATGCATGTAAAAACGAGGAAACCCGAGGCTCTTCGGCACCTCGGGTTTCAGATTTTGACGTAACTCCTTGAGTCAGAACAGGTTACAGGTAAACTGAAACTGTTCCGGGAGTAAACGCATCACCAAGGTTCTTGACAATGATCAAGTGGTAGTAAAGATTTGCTCCGAAGATGTTATTCACAATTCCGTAGCGAGTCATTAGACCAACACGGGGTGCAAAATCGTTCGGACCAATTGTTCTTTGAACCATGATCGGAATGTATGGGCAGTAAATGATACCAGTATCATAGTACTCAGAACCTTTATATCCAAGCAATGCATACTCAACGGATTGAGTATTGGCAGGAGTTCTGCCAGTGTAATTGGTTGAATATAGAGAGTTGTTCTGAACTTCTGTTCTGGTGTCACGATAAACGGTGAAGCGGCTTCCCACTGTACCTACCTTAGAAACTCCAACACCAGCGGTTGAAACGGTTCCAGTGATTTCATAAGTCTTGAAATCAGGAAGCATTTCGAGGATGGTGCAAACGCGAGGAGTTGCAATAATGAAATTGGCAGCGCCTCTACGGTTACGAGCGGCCATACGACCGGACTCGATTAGTAGTTTTTGGTAGAAAGTGATATTACGCTCAGCAGTCCAACGACCATCTGCACTTATAGGACTCCATACGGAGTAACCTGCTCCAAAACCACCATTCATGGCAGCTTGGATCATTCTAATGACAACTTCACGGTCGATTTCGGCTTGGATCTCATACGACATTGCGTTCGTAAGTTCACCATCGATATCGATACCTTGCATGTTCTTAAGGTCTTGCTCAAGCTCGACAGACCAGCGGGTAGCGAGTCTACGAGTTCCAGCTTCAACTGCGGTCTTTTCAAACTTCATCTCGATCTGAGGGATTTTACCTGTCAGTTCGTAGTTTTGTAGAAGTTCGGCAACACCACGGTCTTGATCAGCGAATGCCCACTCTGAGTTACCAGAAAGAGCGCCTGCTGTAGTACCTGTGAAACGTGTGTCAAGAAGTTGATAACCAAGTTCGGTAGCGTTTAAGCCTGATGCACCACTAAGTTGTGGTGCAAATGAGGTGGCTCTGGTTCCGGTTCCACCACCGCTTGCTCCACCATCGATACCCTGACCGCTCAGGTTTTCGTTTTGGTAAGCATAACGAAGGGCGAAAGCAAGACCAACTGGTCCACCCATAGGCTGTACACCAACGAGTTCGTTGGAAAGCAACTCCGGGAAAGTGCGTCGGATCATAGGAATGAGGATTTTAGGAAGTCTGCTATCTCCTTGGGCATAACCATCGGTATTAGGAATATTACCCGGACCACCGGCTTGTGTAGCGCCGAAGATACCAGTACTATTATTAGACTCCATACACCATTTCTCTTGGTTCTCAAGAAGCATAGCAGTTGTTCTGTAAGTGTGTTCATCGCGGATTTCTGGAACAGCATTGCTGCTGTAATCAAGAACCTTTGACCACTTTCTTACAAGTGCATCTGTTCTGCTTTCATTAACTTGTGAGTTTGGTTTATTCATATGTGACGTATTCTCTGTTTCTAGTTCAGGTCATTAAGACCTCATTGTTCTTGGTGGGAAATTATCTGGTTCCAAAAACCTTGCTGAGTTCACTTAGGTAGATGTCTCCACCGCTTGGCTCATTTGTATTTAGGTTTTCAGTTAGAATTTTTTCAGTTTTTGGAATAAAATCAACATTGGCACTCTTTTTCTTAGCGTCTTCTGTGATATTCTTGATTTTTTCCTTTTCTTTCTTATCAAAGAGGCGGGAAACATAATCAAAGTTTTCCTTGATGAATTCGAATGACTTATCTTTAAGAGTCTTTCTGATGAAGGACTTCTTATCATCATCCATTGATGAGATCTTTTCTTCGATCAATGCATTGACACGAACATTGTTGTAGCTTTCGCTGAGTTGCTTCATCTTGTTCTTAAGTTCAACATTCTCTTCTTGAAGAGAAGTGATCTGGGACTTGCCATCGAGAACTGCTTCTTGAATGGATTCATTCATCATAACAGAACCGACTGAGAGAACATTGCGAAGTTTTCCAAGAACGCTCATAGCGGACTTGTTCTTAACAGCTGTTGCTAGATCTTCAGTTGAAATGGATTCTTCTAGGAACTCATCGAGATATACACTAACAGCGCCAACTAATTGTTGCTTGTATTGAGTTGCATCTTCATTGAGAGTTCTTTCATACTTCTTAACAACCTTTAGTAACTTCTGTGCGCGATCTTGATCAACAGCTTCAACGATCTTTTTCATCTTTGCAGTGTGATCTTTGTCAATTGTCTTGATGAGAGTGTCTAATTTCTTAGCATACAATTCATCTTGAGCAATCAATGCAGATTCTGTTGCAAGATTGACTTTGGTGTCGAAGGCTTCTTGAATTGCATCCAGTGAGGATTCGCTGAATACTTCAACCGCATCTTTGTTTAATAAATCTTTGATTTTCATGTGTTAAAATAAAGGTGTTGCCAATTCCTTTTCAATTCTTTCTTGAAGTTTTGAATTAAGAATGCTTGTTAAGTATTTACTCGCGTCGTCGTATTTTTTCTCTAAAATGCAATCTATGAATAAAGAGATGTTTGATTCAGTGAGCGGTTTTTTCTTTTTTCTTGTCGGAGTCTTCTTAGCCGCTTTCTTAGCAGCTTTTTTAGCGGCTTTCTTAGGCTTCTTCTTTAGAAATTTATCAATCTCTTTTTCAGGCATTTCCTTCGCAACTTTTTTAGCAGCGCCGGATACCTTAGAGCTTCCTTTTTTAGCACCCTTAACGGCACCAAAAAATTTACGTTGTTTTTCGCTTTTGGATGGCATAATTTTATTTAACTTAGCGCGTTAATAAATTTAAGAATTTGTTCTTTTAGATAGCCATCCATATTTTTTCTTGGAAGCTTTGATATGGTTTTTTCAAAGTTTTCGTAAATTTCTTCGTAATGTCCATCTGCTGCAACCACCCACTGTTTGGATTCCAAGATTCCATTGACAAATGCTTTTGGGAAAGATGGATCTGCCACAGCATCAACCGCAACCAATCTCATGTTTTTAACAACATTGTGTGTGGATTCTTCGTGTAAGCTTCCTAATGCGCGGGTGGACATTCCAACCTTGACACCATCATTGATTAGAGATCTCAAAAGCTGACCAAGAGGAGTTGACAATACTTTGGACTTGCCATAAAATGTATCTCCATCTTCTCTCAACTCTGTTACCAAGTGACACGCTCTTTCCAAGTTAACTTCCGCCGACATCGGGTGATTGAGTTCTCCCATAGCTCTTCCCGGAATAACCATCTCTTCAATATAACGATTAACTTCGGCTCTTGTATCATCTAGATTATAGAGTCTTTTGTTTTTGTTGATTTGATTACATCCAATAAACGGACCCTTTACATAGAGTGAATTTCCCTTTTTTAGATTATCCTGCTCTTCAATGATTTCGAATCTTTCCAGAAGATCTGGATTTTCCGAGATTAATCGTAGTTTTAATGACATGTATTTATTTACTTAAA